GATTCTTGGTCAATTTCAGCAGTAATTTCTTGTGCTAGTGCTGCCATGATTTCTGCTTCAACGTCGATCCCATGTTGAGATTGAGCGTCTTGAGCAGCTTCAAATGTCCAACGTGCTTGCAATTTACGTGACTTAGCTTCAACAGCTTGACGTAGAATCTGAACACTGATTTGACGACCGCCATTGCCTTCAAGAGCAGCAGTGTCATTACCGGTGTAGTAGCTAGTTGTGTCACCACCTGCACCACTTGGTTGGCGTGAATAAGCCTGAGCGATCAAGAATGGACTTAATGCTTCTTGACCAGCGACTACGCTAGTTTGAGCAGCACTATTGTCTGTTAATGACTGAGCATAACGAACACGTAGAGTGTGGATCTGACCAACTGGTCCTGTCATTGGCTGAACGCCTACCAATTCGTTAGCGATAACGGTTGGCATAACACGACGAATAACTGGAAGAATCACACGGTTTAGAGTAGCGATGTTACCAGCTGTTGTTGTACCGGCTGAAGATTCAGCAAGTAGTTGCTTTTTAGTGTTTTCTAAGATAACACCCATTGTTGAACGGCGAGTTCCTTTTAGACCTTCTAACAGGGCTTCCTTGGTCTCGTTCCAACGGCCTTCTAATAATACTTTTGACATTTTATATTCTCCTAAATTATGTCTTTTTATAGCCCTGCCAGACGCTTGATATCAATAACGTTATCACGTTGATCCATATCTACTTCTTGTGTTTTGGCAGCTTTATCACCAGTAACTTCTTTAACACTTTCACGTAGAGTAGTCTTATTAGACTTTCTTTCTGTTCCACTGTTTAAAACTGCTGGTAGATACTTGTCGAAAGTGTTTTGCAATTTTGGTGTTTGCACACTTTCTAGTAAGTCCTTCATTACAGATGCTTTCTCTGCGTTTAACGGAGCAAGTAAATCGCTCATCATTTTTTCACGCTGATTAGACTCTTTAATAATACGAACTTCACGTTCTTTTGTCTCAATCAATTTTTTAGATTGACCAATTACTTTGATAGATTCAGCCAACTGTTGGTCTTTCAATTGTAGAGCATTCATAAGTTTACGTGTTTCAGCTTTATCATTTAGATGAGTAACCGAGAACTCGCTTGCAAAACTTTCAAATATTCTACGTCCAAAATTGTTCTCACGAGCAACCTTGATATCTTCCTTCAACTGACCTAATTCACCCTTAAGATGTGATGTTACAACAGTATTCAATCTTTTAGCAGATTCACTCACAAAGCGTGATTTCAATCTTTCTAATTGTTGACGACCTTCTGCAACCAACTTAACCTTTGCTTCAACTACAGCTTGTTTGTCTTGTGTGAATTCTTTAATTTCACGTGCCAATGCATGAACAATAAATTGTTCAAGTTTAGATTGACTTTCCATTTGTAGTTTGCGTTCACTGCGTAGTTCTTTAATTTCTTCAGCTAGTTTAGTAACCATGAAATTATTGAATTTAACTGCATTTTCACGCAATTGTTGTTTAGCTTGTACGCGGTCTTCGTTCATTGCTTGTCTTTCAGACTGAAATTCGGAAATTTCTTCTGAAAGACTTTCTGTAACCATTTTATCTAGGGCTTCTACCATTACGATTCTGTCATGTTCATAACGTTGTGCGAATTCTTCACGTAATTCAACACGTACTTGCTCACGTGCCTCATGTAACTTAGATTCCCAGGCTTCGTTTAGTTCACGGCCCACGTCCTCGTTGATAAGTCCACTTTCAAGTAATGGCTTGATAGCATCAAACATTTCTGTTTCCCCTTTATTTAATTTTGAGATCATTGATGAGGCGCATTACTTCCCCTTTCAAGTATTTCTCCACTTTCTTGTTGCCTTGAGCATCTTTTGCAATATCCAACAATTTATGACCATGACGCATATTCATCATACCTTCATAAATTGCCTTAGGATAAGCCTGAGGCGCACTTGGTTGTGCAACAATATCCACAGTGACTATTTCAAAGTCACTTACTTTTCCGTTCATGTCGTCCACGTTACCGCTGCCACGACTTGAAACGCCGAGTTTGACACCACTCTCCAGCATAGTAGCAACTAGTTGCCCCATTGGAGTTGGTAATATCTTTAACTTTCCGAACCCGTTAGCGCCGTCCATCCACATGCTTGTAATCATATGTGATACACGATCTAGGTTGATTTTTAAGTCATCTGGGTGATCTACTTCACCTAATACTGAATGACCATCTGTAATCTGTTCGTTTAATGTTTGTACAGCGGATTCAATTTCGGAAACGGGGTAAATACGCTCGTTAGCGTTCTTTACCCCGCCCTGAATGAAAATTCCTTTCATATAAAGGTTTTTCTTATCGCCTTCACTTACACTTTCAACCACCATGCTAGCACGGTCAAAAGTTAAGTGCTCCTTGAGATACAAAGCCATTCTCTCAGATTCCTTACTTAATAATACGCTTTACTGGCTTGCGTGATTCAGCTACAGGGCTTTTAGTGTTTGTACCGCTAGCTTGTGACTTTGATGGAGCCGGAGCCTTTTCTAAGTCAGCGTTGTTTTGTGCTGGAGCGTTTTTAAATGAACCAGCGCCTTTTACTTGTCCTTCGCCTTTTGAGTAGAAGTTACTAGCACCTTTAGGGCCTGTAGGAACTGCCTCACTAGCACCACTGAACTTAACTGGACGACTTGCCATTCCAGCTTGACCGCTGTTGGTTAAACTTGTGCTTTTTGTGTTTTGACCGTTATCACCGTGAGTTACAGAAACTTTCTTCAAAGTAATTGCTTCCATCATAGCTTCATCGTCATCACCCATAGCCATGTCGTCATCGCCCATATCCATGTCATCGCCGTCGCCCATATCCATGTCATCGCCGGCGCCCATATCGTCATCGGCCATATCAGCATCGCCATTGCCCATGATTTCTTCAAATTCAGCCATCAATTGGTCTAACTTATCTTCAATGCTTACTAGACGATCTTCTGTACCTTCAGCTTCATCACCCATGTCATCATCGGCTTCGATATCAACGATATCGTCATCACCTTCGTCATCAAAGTCAATTTCTTCATCTTCTTCTTCAGTCATGCCTTCTTCTTCAGCAGAGATTTCGTCCATCATCTGACCTACTTGACCGCCCATGCCTTCATCCATTTCATCGGACATTATATCTTCATAGATTTCGCGGCTTTTTTCAACTACGATATCGTGAAATAATGCACGAGCTTGTTCTTCATTCTCATTAATAATCAAATCAATAAGTTGTTCAAATTTTTTGTGGTCCATTGTTTGTTTCTCCTAAGTAATGGCTTGTGTATTGTACTTATGCTATACATTTAAAAAATGCTTAATAAGATAGCATTTTTTGCATTATTAGGAGAGATAGAAAGTTTTACTCTATTGAGGTACGGCTTCTGGCTTTACACCATATTGTTCATGTACTTTTTTGATATATTTTGATTTTTCAAAATTCCTAACATCCAACATTTTTCTAAGTTTGCGAATCTGTCTTAGTGTTAGTTTTGTTTTGCGGCTTTCTTTCCACTTTGGACTAGAGTTATCAGCAGCTAAATCTTGATAGCCTTCAACCGCAGGATTAAACATTTCCATCAAAATCATAATATTTCTCGCATATGTTATTTATCTTACATTCCAGTATCTGCTGGGGCAGGCTGTCCCCCAGGAGTGTTGCCTACAGGTCCCACTACTTCCGGTCCAGTTGGTTGTTCGCCTTCTTCTGGGTTATTTTCAATTCCGTCAGCAGTTTCTAAATCACTTTCTATGCCGCCGGCGCTAACACCAATATTACGCAAATCGCTACTTGATGCTTCAACCTCAGCATCTTTGCCGTTTTCTTCGCGCCACATCTTCTCGTTCTTGTTGATTTCTTCTTCACTTAATCCCAAGAATCGTTCTAGTGCAAAGCGTTTACTGATATAAGGAAATGCTTCCATACTAGCAAATGTACTTACCCGTGCGTTATCTAGTTCGCTTTGGCGATAAGCTGCAAAATTTTGAGGTGGATTAAATTCCAATGTAAATAACCCACTATCAATATTGAAACCTCTCCAACGCAAAAATAACTTGAATTCTTCATCTAACTTATGGCTCATGTACTTCTGTAGTCGTTCGCAATATTGATTGAAGCGGAACTCTTGGATCATTGCTGTTCCAACACGACCATCACTTAATGGTGTAGTATTATCATCAGGACCAGTTGGTAAATATGAACTTGGTACACGCAAACCACGGGCTAATCTGTTATTGAAGTATTTCAAGTCATCAATTTCACCAAGATTTTGTCCACCTGGCAATACTTCAACACTACTTCCTCTGCCGTCTGCTGTTACTGGAAAGAAGTAATCCTCATTCATTGAAAGTGGCGAATAACTAGCATCAACGATCGCTGATCCGCCATTGGTGCTAGGAATTCGTCTTTGATGAATCTCATTTTTAATACGCTCAACAAAAGCCATGGCCAAATGACTTGGCATATTTCCAACGTCAATCTTAAACATTCTCCGTTCTGGTGCGCGTTGTACACGATAGATAAGAACCGCATCTTCTAGTAATTCTTTCTGCTTATAAACTTTGAAAATGTTCTCTAGTATTGATTGACCAAATGGCCAGAATCTATCTAATCCTTCAGTTAAACTCAAGTGAACAATGTGTTTAGCGTCAATTGCTGATTCACTTTGTCCTAATGTAAAACGAGATCCAGTAGTATTGTAGGGCATACTTGGAACAGTATATCCACCACCGCCCCCGCCGCCTGAACCTCCACCTGTACCACCCAAGCCTGTTGCTGGATTGGCAGCAAAGTCTGAGTTAGTTTTCTGTGCTACAGTAAGATTCTGTAGATTTATATTAATGTCTTTGATAACATATTGTTCTGGCTTTTTGCCTTCGCTTTCATTAACAATAACTTTGATTACTTTAGTATTATCAATCCAGTATAGTTTGAAGTTTTCTGGATCTCGGACGAATACTTGATCTCCGTACTTGATTGTATTACGGAAGATTTTGAATGTTCTTGTTCCAAATTCGTTTAGTTTACACCATTGTTGTAATTGTTTCTTAAGCAATTCTACTTCGTGAGGAGTTGGATCTTCTGCAAATGCTAGATTGAATGGGGTATCATTGTGTTCGTTTTTCTGTGTACTGAATTCTGAAATGATATCTAAACAGGCGTTTATCTCGGCGTCAACATCCATCATTTCATATTGATTATAGCGTTCAATGCGATTTGGGTGACCTGTATATACTTCAGGGAGTCTACTCATGTAGTTTTTATAACCCATTTCGTGATTATTCCAACCGCCAGTAGATGAACCATTTTGTCCTGGACTACCATTCCAGGTGCCAGAGTTGCTATTTCCGCCACCAATGGGGCTAGAGATACCACTTTTATTCGTAAAACGTTTTTTGTAGGTCATAATATTATCTAGTATTTAGCGTTAAACCATAGCTTTTACTAATTTGTCAGAGTAATTATTACCCATGTCCAATCTGTCAATCATTTCATCCATTTTAGAGGACATCATTTCAAAAATATTGGACATCAAATCAGTTGTATTATATTGTTGTGAGTTACTATTATTATTTACCACTGACGATAATGGGGTTTTGTCAGGTGAATTGGTTTCCATTTTTATTGTAGAAGATGGGTCTGGCATTGGTACAATCGCTTCTCTACCATGCAATTCTACAGCGTATCCTGATTTAGGTCCATCAAATAAACCCCCATCAAATGCTTTAGGCATTGCCAATTCTGCATGAAAATGCCCACCGGTAGCTTTTTTACTAGGGTTATCATATTCATTTTCTACTTTAGATAATCCCATTCCTTTCAGCATACTAATAATTGTATCACTCCGTTCTTTTGAGGGTTTCTGCCTACCTGGTCCAGGATTTACTACAAAGTCAAATGCTAGGCCTTTAGTATGTTTACTCGCCGGTGATTTTTCTTGATGATATTGATCGTTGAACCCTGAAAAATATTCAAATCCAGGTATACTTGCTTGAGCTTGTTTTGCTATTTCTATAAGTTTTGGATCTACACTAGAACCCTCTTTTTGTACATCACCGCGTTTAATTGTTAGTCCGGCATCGGTTAGTTGTTCCCTTCCGGTTAGGCCTTTGACTCCCTCTGCCTTTTTTTCCAATGCCTCTCTTCCGCCAAAATCTTTTAAATCTCTTGCACTAGGGTTTCCGTCTAAAATC